CTTGTAGTAACATGGTCATATATTTGATCACCAGTTGCTAAAGTTGTAGCACCGTTAGAAACTGCAGCCGTATTTAAAACAGCTCCAGTTCCTAACCCTAAATTACTTCTTGCACCACTAGCACTAGATGCTCCAGTACCACCATTAGCTACTGCTAAATCAGTACCAGACCAGTTAGAATTGTTTACAGAAGATAATCCACCGCCAATTTCAACTACACTGCTACTATCTCCATCATGAATATACAATTTATTATTTGTATAATCATAAGCTAACTCATAAGCTGCAATTTCACTGGTAGTAGGTGCACCACTACCTCTTTTTATTTGTACTGTATTAGACATTTAACTTCCTTAATATGTACCGCAGTTAATAGTAGCACCTGTTATTGCAGTTGCTGCTACTGAACCAAACTTAGCATTACCTAATGTTCCTGAGTATGTTTCGCTAGATTCAGATGCATCAGATATATACATAAATGAATTATCTGTATCATCCATACCAAAGAATCCAGTTTTTGCACCGCCACTATTCCATTTAAACTCTATACCTCTATCTTTACCATCATCTAAACCTGCACTTGATGCACCTCCCAATGTAAAGATAGGATCATCAATTTTTACAACAGTAGATTCAACAGTTGTAGTAGTTCCTTCTACTTGCAAATCTCCTACAATAGTAACTTTTTTGTTATTATCAATAGTCATTGCTTCTGATGCTGTTTCACTATTACCTACTTTAAATACAAGCTTTGTAGCATTAGAAGTAGAAGTAAAAGTTCCCGCTGCAACAGCTTCAATAGAAGCTGCTAGTAATCTAGCATCTCCTGTAGTAGCTTCATCTGGTGCTGCAAAGTCTATAGCACCTAATACATCATTTGCTGCTACAGCTGATTCACTAGTGTATAATCTTAATCTAGCACCTGTACCTGTTTTAATTTGAGTATTACTTGTAAAGTTTAAACCTTGATTAAAGGTAACTGCACCAGTTACTCCAATAGTAAATGCAGTTTGTCCAGCACTACCATTATTATTATACTTATAGGTATTTGCTATTACATTACTACCAACTAAATTTGTTGTACTTAAAGAACCAGCAGTTAATGTACCAGGTATTGATACTGCTCCGTCACTAGCTTGTACTTTAAACGCATTGGCATCAGATGTATCTTTTACAACAAGATCTACATCAGCATTTCCATCTCCAATAATAACTTCATCTTGTGTGTCGTCTTTTACTTTTAAAAATACAGTACTACTATGTGCCATTAATCTAATTTCATTATCAGTACTAAAGTCTATATAATGGTCATCTGCTGCACTACCAACTCTTAAATTAGCATTATGAAGACCAGTAATTGTTGACTGAGTAGGATTAACAGTAAAGCTTCTATTTGCTCCACCGTCAAAAGTTCCTCCAGCTGATAATAAACCATTACCTGCTGTTAAAGCAAATGGTGTTTTTAATACAGATAATGTATCACTTGATAATTCTAATGTACTAGTATCTGCTACATTAGTATTTAACATTGTTCCTTCAACAGAATCAGCTTGAATTGTTGCTGCTCCTCCAGAAGCTATAAGAACATCTCCTCCAGTAACTCCAGCGTATATTTCATTTTTAAGATTACCAAATGTTATCTTTTTTAAAGAACCATTATCAGATAATGCAAAATGATCTTGTGTATTATGTACTCCTGAAGTTATTGCATTGTTAATATTTCCAATATCTAAAGATATTGTTGAACTATTATCAGTATTTCCAACAGCAATCGATCCAGCTATACCATCACCATATGTCAAATCAGACAATAATGGTAAATGCACAGTAGTTGCTGCATCATCAGCTTGATCATTTACTGTAATTCTACCAATAAATAATTGACTGTCTTTGTTTTGAAATGCTAATTCACCATAATGCAACCCAGAAGGTAGTGTAGTTGCATCAAAGTCTGAGTTGGCATTTCTTTTAATTTTAATTTTATTACTCATATCTTACCCCTTTTATATAAATGTTCCACCATTTATGTCGTTATCATCTATCCATTTACCTGATGCTGCATCATACTTTAACACTGCACCATTAGCAGGGCTAGTAATATTAGTATCAGTTAATTCTGAAACGGTATCTTCTCCAAAATTCTCAGCATCTGTAATAACTACATCAGCTGTACCGTTATCAATTTTTAATTTATTATCATCATAAAAAACAATTTTTTTATACACATCTTTAATTTTATTCGGACTTGTTAAACTTCCACCCATAATTATCTCCTATGTATTTTTTATCATATCTTCATAAACTGGATCTGAAACCGCAGGAACATCAGTATATAAAGCATTTCTTTGTTGTCTAGTAAGTTTTGCAACATCAGTATATATATTGCTTGCAGGATCTGTAACATCAGAAAAGTTTTCATTTATATTATCATTAAAGTGATGAATTAAATCACTTAAAGATATATTATGGTCATCAAAAGATGTTAAACCAAATTGTCCTATTCTAAATGTATTTGCCATTAAAAACTATGTTGCACTATTCTTCTTCTGCCGCTTATACGACCTCTATTTGCAAAGGTTTTACCTTCTTTTATTCCTTTTTCAAATTTTTTCTCAAAATATGGAGCCATAGCTATCATATCTGGTTTTGTTTCATAACCTAGTTGTATAGCTTTATCAACCAAGTATTGATGAAATTGTGTAGGAATTTCACTTTCTTCTATCATTAAAGTTGTGTTTGTCAATGTAGAAGTACCACTAGAGTCTACACCAAAGTGTAAAGCTTTCTTGTGATAAAACAATGTTATTTCATGTACAGCATCTACACTTGTAAAAAGATTTTTTTCAGATGAATTTGTATTCATCAATGCTATTGCAATAGAATCTCTTTCTACCCAGTATACATGTTGTTTTGTAATTCTTGAATCTGCGTCGTGTCTATGTGTCATCTAAATCCCTATACTGTGGTCTACCAATTAATCTTTTAATGTTTTTAACATTACCTTCACTGTCTTTCATATCAACAGATTTAATTTCAATAATACTATCTTTTAGTCCATAATATCTTTGATTAGCTACTGTATTAAATTTTGTAGCTTCATCTAATATTAAAGTTCTTTGACAAAACTCATCCGATGCTTGGTTAAGTAAATTAATAACTTCTACAGTACCTAGATCAGGATGATGTTTTTGTACTTGTTCAATCATTTGCTGAAGCTTCATTTGGCACTCCTGTTGGTTGCATAGGTACATTGCTATACATTCTTAAAAACTCCATAAGTCTTGAAGAAGTCTTAAAATACTGACTTTCATACCAACCATACTGAGAGGTATCACCTGTAAGTTCTGTTTGATATGTTTGTAAATAGGTACTTATTTTATTTAAATATGTAGTAGCTAATTCTACATCTTCATCAACAATATAGTCACTTGCAATATTAAACCATTTGTTAATATTAATTCTATCTGATTCTGTATTAACATCACCGCTAGCGTCTATATTAGTTAAATTTGTAGCTCCTGTAGGTTTATCTATTTCATTCATTCTTTTTTGTAAAACTTGTAAAGCAGCATATAAAACTACTCCTATAAAAAATTCAGAAGGTAAATTAGGAATACTAGTAACACCTAAACCAAAAGATACATCTGGAGATATATGTTTTACTTTTCCTGCTTGTTGTGTATCGGGTGTTGGTAATATTTTTAAAGTATTATTTTCTATAAAATATTTAGGATCGTTTAATGTAGCAAAATAAATACTATTAGGATCAACAGCATTTAAACTGTTAGCATAGCTTATTCTAGTACATACTCTTACATTTCCACCAGAATTAGAATCTTCTCTCGTAACAGCAATAATATCTACAATAGCATTTAATCCCATTCCGTCACTATTTGTAACATTATCAGATTGCATTAGTCTTTCAGCGTGTGCAGGGTTTCTTGCAATAATTTTATTAATATATCTGTTACCTTCTTTACAGAAAGATTCTGTTTCCGATGTAATATCAGATACGCTACCAACTATTGCTTCTATATCAGTTTGTAAACTCACAGTTTCATTCCTACTTTTTTCCTTAGTACATCAGCTGCACTTTGTAATCCAGTTTCTCTATACATTTGTTTTTGTATACCTTTTGCTTTAGCTAAATCTAAATTTTCAGAAGTATCTTTTAACTCTTGTAAACTAGGATTAAATAAACTATCCTTACGTTTTCTTTTGCCTAAAGCTAATAATTGCCTGGCTGCTCTAGTTACCATCATAATTTTCTCCTATTATAAGGGGGGAATATTTCATCCCCCCTATTTGTATTAACTAAACTGTAATACAGTGTGTGTTTCTGGTAAAGAAATTTCTAGACCTGCTTCTGTAAGAATCATGTCTTTTCTTCCGTCAACACCGTTGGTTTGAACATTAGTGATAATTTGTGTATCTCTTGATACTCCATTACCTTCTAATGGTCTGTAAGCAACGTTAGCAAGGTCAATCATGATAGCAGTGTTTTCATGTTGATTTCTAAACAATGGTTCCATAACTAAGTTAAGTCCACCATAGATTGTAGAAATTCTAGTAACATTGATTCCAAAATCATTTTGAATGTTTTGTAAATCAAAACCACTACCTACTTGACTGTTTAATGCCATTGTATTACCTAAGAAAGAGCTTCCACCTAATTTGTTAAAGAAAGACATAACCTTTCTTGAACAAAGAACAAGTTTCTCTCCTGAGTTACCTGATTCTGGTGAGAATACATCTTCCATAGAATCTACGAAGTGATCGTAGTTAGTTGAAGAATATGCGAAAGTTTTCACTTTACCATATTGTTCAGTGTAAGGTAAAATACCATGCGTTCTACGTAATGGTCCAGATGCTGTTGAGTCATCTGTTCCCATACCGAATAAGAATGCATGTTCAAGATCCATCTTATGTTCCATAAGTTTTTCTTGATACACTCTTTGGTATTCATTAGAAACACCACGATAACGTGTAGCTAATGCTGTACCTGAGAATAAAGGAACAAGAGTTTTAAAGATCTGTGTATATCCTTCTCTTGAGAAAAACTCATCTCTCCATCCTTCAAGTGTGTTACCGTCATGTCCTTCAGCGTATGCTGAACCAACAACCTGACCTGTAAAGCCAGCATCCAAACGAAGGTGATCATCTGCACCTGGTGAAATTTCACCTTTAGTTGCAGCGTCTTGTCCATCGCCAGTTCTTGTTGGTATTAATATTGCTTTTAGGAATGTAGCACTAACAGCTGAATAAGCTGAGTTTGCATTATCTACAGCTGTTATTCTGTAGTAAGCAATTACAGGTTTATCAGAACCGTCAGAACCATCTTCGTCCCATTCGCCTTTTATTGCAACAATTTGACCTACAATCATAAATTCAGGTCTTACTGCTACGCTTACTTCTCTTCCAAATTGATCGTATAGCACTTCTAGTCTAAGATCTGTTACTGCCCAGTTTCCTGAGTTGTAATTTGTAACATCTTTAGCAACTGCTATTTGGAAATTACGTCTTTGATACTGATGTCTTTGTTCTAAGAACTTAAAGACAGGATCGTCAGTTGGTTTTTTTCCAATTTTGTTCAAATATGCAAGAAAAGGTGATTGTTGAGGAGCTAATTCAGCAACTCTTTCTCCAAAATTATAGATTCTTCTAGAATCATTAATACTGGAAGCGCTTCCATTAGCACCATCTAGGGTTACCCCTGTTGAGATACTATATTGATCTGCCATTTGTCATCTTCTCCTAATTAAAACGGATTCTTTTTTTGATAATTTTGTATCATAGAATCCATCATTTTATCTTCTACTTTTTTAGATGACTGCATATTGACACTAGGTTGAGTACTAATAGGTTTAGGTATATTCAACTTCTGTTGTCTTTGTGCCATTTCACTTGCTCTTGGATCTATTACATTTGGAGCTACTGGGATGTTTTCACTTTCCGTTGAGCTTAATGCCTTATGCAATTTAACCAAATTGTCTAACGACAATGAATCTGGTGATGACATTGTTTTAACAAAATCAGCTGCTTGTTCAGGAGTGTACTGATACTGAGCTTGTAAGTCTGAAACAAGTTGTTGTTGAGAGTTCAACTTACGTTGTTCTGCAATTTGTTTCTCACTAATCTCATTTCGTACATTTTCCTGTTCCATAAGATATTCAGTCATATCGTCTAAATATCTTTCTCTATCTGCCAAATATTTTGCAGATTTACTATTAGGGTCTGTTAGTGCCTCGGAATTATCAAAATCTGCAGGCTTCACAGGTTTAGTAGGTTTTTCTACTATCTGTTTAGCAGGAACTTCTGGAGCAGGTTGTGAAGGAGTTGAAGCTTTCGACTTAAGCTCCTCTAACTCTTTTCTCAATGCATCTACTTCCTGAGTTTTCTTGTCTGCCTGACTTTGCCAGTACTGAAATTGTGCTGGATCTTCCTTTTGATTATTAACTACAGGTACTTCAGCAGGTTCACTTTGTGTTAAAGGTTCAGGGTTCTCGGCCATTTTAGCTACAAAACCGTCTGTATCTCCCCCAAACACTTCTTTAAAAATGTCTGCATCACTTCCTGAAACAGCAGCAGTCCCGCTAGTTTCATTCAATTGTTCTGTATTTAATATCTCATTTGTATTACTCATTTATCCTCCTAACTCTCCATCTCTCCTAGAGCAGGTTCTACATCTAGCTCTTCAGCTAATTCCTGTTCTACCGAGCTAACGGAGTTCATTAGATTGTTTTCAACGTCAGCTATTCTTGCTTTATAAAGCTGTGTAGCTGATTCAGCTCGATTTGATATTTTATCTAAATCCGAACTAAACTTTTCTACCTCTAAACGTTTCTTAGCATGTAGCTCTTCACGTGTAGCGGTTTGAAGATCTCCTTTGACCTTCTTCAATTCTTCTTGTAACATATTCATTTGTTGTTGCATTGCTGCTGCCTGACCACTTCTTGCTAGTACTCCATCTATATCTACTAACTCAGATTTCTTCAAGACTTCTACTTGGTCAATTAATCCAGCTTGATACATTTGCATATATGTATTTAACATAGCCATTCTATTAGTTGGTAATGTAGAACCAGATACAACTTTTACATCGTATCTACCTATAGAAACATCATGGAATCTTTTAACATCTCCATTGTCCATTTCTTTAAAGAAGTTAAATCGTTCTTCTTTTTCTAATCCATTAGGTTGAACTAAACGAATAACTTTATCTTCTGTGTATAGTTGTTGCATTAATGGTATTGCAACTTTAGCACACTGATTTAAAAAGTTTTCTATATCATCTCTACGAGATTTAATTCTTCGTTGACCAAATTCATCAACGACAAGTGTTCCTCTATAAGTTGAAGGAGAGTTCATTCCACTACCTTGCATAAGTTCAAAAATACCAAAGCCGTATTCTAAATCATATTTAGCATCTGCTTCATTTTTATACAATTCATTTGGTAATGGAACAGGACCAGCAACAATCGGTGCACCTAGTTCAGCATCAAACTCAATAACGCTTGTCCCTGCTCTACTCCATTCTTCTTCTATTTGACGAAGATCTGCTGAACCACGAGGAATCAATAACTTTACATTTGTACTTGTACTTGCATGAGCAATAATTAATGAACGAATCTTGTTAATATATTCCTGCAAGGGTTTATATAAACGAACATCTGATTCAGGAAACGGATTTCTATGATGTATGTTCATTAAAGGAACAATAGGATAATCTTCTGTTGGTAATATTCTAGTATACAACAAAGTACTTCCTACTGATACTGTCATCTTTACACAACATTTTTCTATTTTATTTACCATTATATTTTCCATACCAATCATTTCTTCTGCTGATAATGGAGTAATAACGGTAGTACTTCCAGGTATTGCATCTTCATCTTCTACCCCAGAAACTTTAATAGGACTTTGCGGAGTCATTACACCTTCATCGTCTATCTCAGGATCTGGTAATATAAAATGGAAGACTGGTCCATATTGCTCTACAACTTGTAATAATTCTTCTTTAGCTTCTTCGTCAGAAATATAAACTTCTTCTCCAGTTGCTTTAGTAATTCTCATATAATAAACTTGTTGATACTCTCTATATTCATCTTCATTAAATAAATATTCATCTTGACTAAAAGGTTCATAAACATTGTAATAGTTATGCATTTCTTTTGTATAGCGTTCTATATACTTTCTTTTAGTATGATACTGAGTATCTTCTTGTGCATCAAAAATTTGTCCTTCAGTAGCTGCCAATCCAGTAGAAGGTATGTCTTCATCTCCTATATCTGCACTATCTGATTCCATAATAGTGTCCATAAAATCTGGATATATTTGCATTGCTTGTTCATCTGTTAAGAATTTTTTAACTAAAATATGTGCAGCATCTTTTGCATAAACATCTTTAGAGTTTGGATCTATGTAAACATCTAAAGGATTTATAGATTTTAAAAAGACTTCACCTTTACCCATATCTGCCATAGGATCTTGGTATACATGCATAACTCCCATACCACCAACATAATAATCATCTACAATTCTTTTTAATTCTTCATTACCTGAAGATTGGTCCCACATCCAAGCAAATAAATCAGAAAATACTTTTGCAGTATCTCTATCAGAATCTTCTCTAGCACTAGAACGAAACTCAGGTGAATTGTAAGTAAGTAAAGATTTTGCAGTTTCTACAATAGGGTGTATACGATTAACAACAATAGGAGCTTGTCCACGAGCTTCTAATACTTCTGACTCTTCAATAGTCCACTGAGCACCAGCACGAAACTCTACTGCTTCTTGAAATTTTTCTGCCCAGACTTCACGAACATTGTCATATTCTGTAAGAAGTTCTATAGAAGTTTGCACCTCTTCTGGGGTTTCTCCTTCTTGTATTTCTTCTCCTGGCTGAAAAGCAAATACATCTACAAGATCTTTATAGTTCTGACTTCTTTGCTTTTTCTGTCTTTTCTGTACGCTTTTTGGCATTTACAACCTGATACCCTTTTGGAACGTGTATTTTTGTGTGTCTATCTAATAAATTTTCAAATTCTTTTTTTATAATCGTATAACTCAAAAAATTAATTTTCATTTGCTAATATAACTTATAAGATAAATTAGACAGAAGTCAAGACATATTTAGTTAATTTTCCAACTTTTATTAGATCTTACTCTAAATAAATCATTTTGAGTAGATGTAGGAGTAAATGCGTGTGAAGGTCTATAAGAATTTTTATTAGCATAAAAGAAACCGTCTAGCAAGTCATCATGCTTACCTCTAGGATATAACAACAGTTCATCTACAAGTGCTTGCATTTCTTTTGTAATAAAAACTCTTTTATTTGCAAACAATGGTTGTAGACTTTCTAACCTGTAAGATTTTCTAGTTCTTGGATTTTCTTTTATTTCAAGACCAGGTATAAACAATCCTTTCTTTTCAGACTCTTCTTTAATGTACTGTCTTAACATTTCCTGATAACCAACAGATTCAATTCTAGTTTTACTACTATTATAATTTTTAAAATTTCTAATAATAGCATCAGCTAAACTTAATGGAGTTGCTCTTTTTCTAAAATATGGTAAAACAAATCTATTGTTGTTGTCATCTATTGCAATATTAAATATAACAGAATAGTCTGCAGTCTTTTTGGTACTAGATGCAGGATCGACTCCTGTAAAGATGTTTACAGGTCGCCTCTCTTCTACTTCCTCACCATTTAGGTTCGTCAGGATGAGAGTTGACAATCCTTGTTCATCTTGTTCAAGGTAACCTTCATAGTATTGTATATCTTCTTTTCTAAATAAATTATCTTCATCGCCTACAATTTGACACAAGTATTCCCTATAAAATACAGATAAACGATTGATACTTTCTAATTCTTCTTTTTTCTCTATCAACTTTTCTACTGGCCACACTTCATCCCACAAAGATTTTTTATTTTCTAAGTCAGGTCTAAACTCCAAAGTATTCCAACCTTTCATTTCTTTCAAGGTTTCTACCATACAACGTTCGTGCTGCGGAGTACCAATAACACATATTCTACCAGATAACGGGTCCAAAGACGGAACACCAGATTGCAACAACCAACGTAAATTATATTCCATAGCTTCTGCTGTCTTTGTGTTATTTTCATCTTCTGGATCATCAAGTATTAAAAGAGTAGGTCGTTGATTCCCGTGTTTGATACCACGTATCTGTTGTCCAGTACCTTTACAAATAATAACGCTGCCATCTTTTAATTCTATCTCCGTGTTTGTCCATTTGCGTGCAGACTGCATTCCCCAATACCCAAAAAAATAACGAAACTCTTGAGAATAATCCAAGACATCTTTTATCGTACCCAAGAGTTTAGTAGCATGCGATTGTGTTCTACTAACAAGGACAATCACTTTAACTCCTTCAGTGAACATTAAATGAAACAAAGGAAAAATACCCGCTGCTACTGAACTCTTAGCATGACCACGAGGTGCAATAATATTAATTTGTTTTTCATCGGTATCCAATAAATGCTTTGTTAACTCATAATGAAATGCAGGAGATTCAGCACTAAACATATTTGGCATTACCATTCTACCAAATAGCAGCATATCTTCTTTCATTTCTTGTAAAATTTTATTTTTATTCATCAATTATAATTGTTATATCTAATTCCATATCTTTAGATACTTGAATCATTGTAGCTAGAAATACTAATAATCTATCCTCTTTTCCTTTAATGACTATCTTCTTTTCCATCACCAATATCTTTTGTTTGAGTTGCCTTTAGTTTTTTCTTTTGAGTTTCAAACTGATCTGATATTTGATGACTTATATCCATTTCAAGCGTATCTGTTTGCTGTTGTTTGTGAGGAATCATATCTACAAACACAGAAAGCTCTTTAGCTGCTCTAATCATATCGCCACTATTTTCTTTCATCTTTGCTACCACGATAGCATCTTTAATAGTATCTAACACAAAACCTTCATCTATACCTTTTTCAGTTAGTATCTCTTTTAATTTATCTTTTATCATAACTTTAGTTTCCTTTAGCTTCAGTAATCTTTTTGCAGCAATCTCAGGCCTTTCTTGGTCTGGCCTATAGATCTTACCTATTTTATTGAAGTCTGGCGTTTCTCCTGCAACCTTGTAGCTCAAATAAGCATCTATAGCTAGTTCTGCTCTATTACTTGTAGCTTCTATCTCACTGTACGATCTTGTCGATACGTGATTCATATTCCCAGACTTCCAATGCGGTTCAAACTCTAACCGCCTTTTTTCTCCTAACCATTGTCTACCAAATGGAAATGTAAGTAATGTCCCTGTCTTGAAAGACTTTCTGTACAAACACTCACTTACATATCCATCATCGGTTATCCCATACTCTCCCTCATTGCATTCTTGCCAATACTTATACTCAGGTGTATTATCATCATTCTGAGTATATACAACATACTCTTTAGGCTTAAAACTATTTTTCTTTAGTCTTTTCTTTATCTTTATCATCTTTAGGGTATTTTTCTTCTAAATATTTTATGAAGGCCTCTTTATCATCTTTCATCTTCATATATTCATCTAGGGCTAGGTCCCCGTTGTAAATTTGTAATCTTAACTGTTCAACAGCTACAAAGAGATCTTCTACCATTCTAACTACTCTTTTTAGTGTTGGCTTTTGTTTTTTCTGTATCATTTTGCTCCTTAACGTTAATCATTAACGTTTATCTATTAATAACATTATAAATGTGTATCTATTAACGTTTATCTATTAACGTTAATACCTTGCACTAGTTATATCCTTTTGGTTCGTAAATTCCTAGTTCCATTTCTTCAATACGCACTAAAATCTCTAATTCAGCTGTCATAATCTGTATGACTTCATAAATCTTAGGATCTGATAAGTCCATTTTCACTGTTTCCCATTTTCCTGTGTCCTTGTTAAATTTTTCTAACATATCTTGTTTTTTTAGAAACTTTAAGATTTTATTCATCTTTGTCATACAACAACTTATTAAGATTTTACGACTACTTGCAACAACTTTAAAAAATTGCTGTAGATTGCGTGTGCGTAGTATATATACCACCTACCCCCTAACAATGTTGACTTTTCTTATTCAATATCGTTGAAAACATTCGTTTGAATAATCAAAGTACATTGTCTTAACGGGTGTAGCTGCACCCTCGGGGACTTTGTCCCCTAATATTAATAAAAAAGAAAGTAGGTAAATAATGAACTATTCATTTAACAACCAACCAATAGACCCAGCGAGGGAATTATTCAATGCTATTGCAATACATCCTAACGCTAGTGATATATTAACGATTGCCTCTAGACCAAAGGTTTCTGAGGTCAAGAGCCTAAAACAGCGTCAGTCTAAAACTGAGCGTTGTTTGTTAGGGCAAGTATCTTCTAATAGTCTACCAGAGAACTATCTCTATATGATGACTATTAAAACTGATGCATTCCTATCTTGGGATATGCGTGAGTTATTAGATAAATACCTTGCACTAAGAGGTTTGCAAGTTATCACCCAATATCGTGATAAGGACGATACTGTTAAACCAGTAGAGTTCACACCATTCACATCTGATAGAGGTGATAAACTTACTACTATCTACATTACTACCAAGTCCAATAGTATTGGTGAATTTAGTAATTAGTAGTAAACAATTAGGGCGTAGCAGTAATGTTACGCCTTAATTCATTAGCGGTGCTTCGCATCGTAAACCATTTTAATATTAGGCATTGCTATGCCAAAAAAGACTTGCACTTGTTATTTGTAATAACGAGATTGTAAGACAAGCCAATCGAGGTATCATTTATACCTAATATCAGTTAGATCATATCTCCACCATACTTCGATTGGCAAAGTTTAAGATTGGTGCCCCTCGAGTGACGGGTTAAATGGTTCAGTTCTCCAGAATACAGCCAAAGTTTTGTTTAACAATAAAAAGGAAATGTCATGACTAAAAAAGTAAAAACAAGAATACCATTGGAAAAGAATGTAGAGGTATCAGTTGAAGTTGTAGATGACTGGATGCCAAAATTTGACAATGATCACATAGAGCCAATAGACTCAGAACCAATAACATATTACAATGTTAGGATAAAGTCTAGTAGGCCTCGTATTGATAGAGAAGAACTATGACAAAGAAAGAAATCTATCATACAAAATTACAGCATTCTAAACGATTTGTAATTTGGTTTACAAAGAAATATAATGTAGACCTAGAGTCATTACAAAAACAAGCAACGAATGCTTACGATCCAGCATGTAATATAGTTTTGAAGAAGATGTCAAAACGATATATGTGGGCAATATACTTCAATATTGTAGATGCTAGGTTAATACAAAAACTTAGAGATAACATTAACGAAGGTGAGCAACCATATGGATAAACTAAGAGTAGTATGTCCAACATGTAGGACACCCATTGCACAGCAAGAATACAACTATGAAAAGCAAAAATGGATATGGCAAACAATAGATGTATGTTGCAATGACAGTGAACAACGCCTAACAAAAATGGCAGATGTTCAAGCTATTGATGAACCAGAAATAAAGGAAGGGCGCAACGAAGGTATAGAACCTTCCTTTTACGATTGGGAACTCAATAGATAACCAATCAACTTGGCATAGTTTCCATTTCTTTCTATGTCAAGCATTAAACCAGTGTGAGATAAAGAACAGTGATTAGGTCCGTCACGACAGACCATTCTTGCACTGGTTTACATAATAACAACAAAAGAGGTATGAAAAGTGAAAATACTAAAAGTACAATACTGGTATACATATGAAAAAGATGGTATGCATTTATGTGATTATGACCATTGTCATTGTAAATGGATAACATATGGATATTTTTCTACAGATTATGATATAAAAAAACTTATCTTAAAAATAATGAATGATAGACAAGATTGGGATATGGGTAATATATCTGTAACAGAAATAACTTTGGATAAATTACCAGTAGAAAAAAAAGAAATATCAGATAGATATTTGGAGGAAAAAAATGGAAAATAATAAAAGGATTCTAAAGCTAATTGAAAAGCGATTAGAAGTTGGTGCTAAAGAACATGGTGCACAAGTACCATTGAATGGCACAAGAGATCATTTGCAAGATGCTATCGAAGAAGCATTAGATATGATAGTATATCTTGCAGCAATGCTTATTGAAATAAAAAGGAAGGAGTCAAAATGGCTAAAAATGAAGAGGTCTTGCATTACGATATGTTCCAAGCTAGGGCTGACAAACATGAAGAAGAAATGCAAAAGTTGGATGAGTTCATTAACTACTTACTAGGTAGTAATAAAGAACCATATCAAATAAGAAATATAATCACATACTATGTCGCAGCGACTTGGGATAGTTCTTACATTCACAAGCGTATGGACCTAGAACTAATGGAGGAAAATAAAGATGAGAGGAAATAGTACCTTACTTGATAATTTAGTTATCAATACATCAGATGCTTCATCAAAAGCATTTGGTAAATCTGGAACTGGCGGTAAAACAATAGACGGTTTCGATTGGTGGGCTATTAGTTGTCTTGGCGATAGATTCAGCAAGGCAAATAAAAACCTAGGTATTGCTACATCACTTTACAATGTATGGCATAAAACTGATATTCGTATGATAGAGTTTGATGTCAATGGTTGTGGTGATGATGGCGGTATTGAAGAAGTTAGGCTTTATGATGAAGATGATACTGAAATTAAACTTGGAATAGAATGTTTAGCTTTATCATTAAATAAAGCATATAACTCTAATGTATACAGTTGGGATGTTGGCTATCAAACAAACTGGAATACAAAAGAAAAAGTGCAAAGTGTATTTACAAAAACAAATGTAACAACTGCTAACGAATTTGTAGATTACATTAATTCACATTTGAAACCATTTAACGAGTTATTCTTAAATGGTAAATGGAAAATACACAGCATTGATGCAAAAAATCTACAAGTACAATTTTACAGAAATGTACAAAATGGTGAGCACGATCGTATTTACTCTTTACCATATGTAAATCATTATGGAGCAACATTACCTGAAGTTGTTAATCATCCAATGATGTTAGCATATCCAGATGTATCAACATCTACATGGAGTAAATTAGAAAACCATTGTTATTCACAACTTGACGGTGGTTGGGAAATTAACGAAGGTAGTCAAAATACAATTCAGTATAAATTGACACCTTCTACAAATCCTGATAATGAATATCATGTAGAAGTGTCTGTAGAACAAAATCGAAATATCATGGAAGTGGAAACGCTTGAAGATAGTTTTAGATTTACAGGATCAGACGAAAAGAGATTGCGTACTTATTTACAAGATGAACTTAAACTAAATACTTACGCTGGTGCTACTCTTGACTTTAATCGTAAAGCAGATAGAACAAAGATCTTGCAGATTAAAGAGTGGCTTGATAAAGAGGGGTTATAATGGACCCGTTAATGCATAGCAAAAGCAGTGTCAAGAAGTGGGGAGGTAAAGTCGACGACTATATTCTCATACATTCTTGGTTTGACGACAGTAAACGTGGTTATGCTTTTGTTACACATAGAGCAATGCGTCATCATTCAGAAGGTATTGGTTGGTGTATCGATACATTTGGTAAATATATTACCATAGAACATAAAGATAAAACCAGACAAATACCAGTGCGATATATTGCAGAACAACATGTCTTAGAAGATTGTGGTTTTATACCTACAATGAAAGACTGGTTGCAGCATATGGCACCGCCTGATTGGATGCGTAAAGTTGGTAAGATAAACACTTAGTCACATAGGATGATACATGGTAGAGCACCAGTAGATGCCCAGTGACTTGAATCAGAATAGAGGCAACAATATAGATATATTCTAGACGATGCATCGGTATATTTGAGTTGCCTCAGTTCTGAATAATAT